CTGGACTAATGAGTCGCCAGTATCTAAGGTTCTCATTGTTGCAGGCCATGAGATTTGGCTAAGGATGTTGCCTATGCGAGTGCCAGTAGCTTGTCCAGCAGAAGTACCAGAAACTGTTGTTACATTGGCTAGGTTAAATAGTCTAAAAGCATCTGTGCATTTAATCTCGACATAACCTAATTCTTGATCCTTTGCATAGGTGTAGTTGTAAGCCGATGTGTAGCCGCTAAACAGAAAATAGGAATCACCATCATAAGTTGCAGACACACGCACCTTGCGGTTTGGCAATAGTTTGCCTGTGTATGGACTTAAAGTGTTATCGGGATTCCAATCCCCGTTTTCATCATAAAGTTTTATTGTGGCTTGACCAGCTTCAAATTGATCTTGCAGAAGGTTGTAGCCAGTTTTTATAGAGATTCTGCCTACTTGATCTGACACATCTACTGTCAGTGATGATGAACTAGAACTGCCTAAAGTGCTAGTTCCTAGAATGCCATTGGCAGGATCGCCAATAGTAAAGGGATAGCCAAAGGTAGCACCGTCACTAAAATCAACAATGACTTCGACAGTTATTGGGTAACTCATGCGATATACGAACTGCTCACACGATTAACTGTTGGTGAGATTCCAGATGCGGATTGGTTTTGAATGACATCGATAAGTCCTGCTACTGCTGGGTTGATCTGAATGCTGACTCCACCAGAGCCTGCGTATTGTGCTTCTCTTTCTCTAAAGGATTGCAAAGGTGACATAGGCACACTAGGCATTGGCTGAGTAAGAACATCGGGAATACCAGGAGCCATTGGGCCTTGTGTAAGAGAGTTAATCTCAGACTGCTGGAAGGATGATAAGCCTGCTGAATATGAAGTCTGTAGTTTCAAAGCTGCTTGTCTGGCTGCATCACCTAAGTTTTTAATTGCTTCTGTAGCGGCAATTTCAGCCATGATCTTTCCTGCAAGGGCTGCATCGTTGTCATGGATTGCAAGTAATGACTTCAAGCGTAATTCTGTTTCTTTGTCAATGTTAGCGTTTAAGGCTGCATTGATTTGGATTCTGTCTAAATCAAATTTCTTTTTAAGTTCTTCTAGTGCCTGTTGATCTGCTGTAAGAACAAGCTTGCGTGTTGTGTTAGCAATATCAATTTTTGCTAAATCGTTCTGCTGCTTTTGAAACTTGAGTGCCTCCTTATTAATTTTATCAATGGCTTTACGCTCACCTGGAGATTGTGCGCCAGTTCTAGGTTTATTATTTTGTCCAAAGTTAGCAAGAGTTTGCAGGCCAGGCATGACTGAAAAAATATCTTTAACAAAGGTAAAACCAGGTATTGATTTTACTTTATTTGCAAGGAGTCCAATGCCATAAATAACATTGCCAATTTCGGTAGCAAGTCCTTCCATAGCAGTTGTTGCACCACCAATACCATCTTGGCCCGAGATGAGTGACATAGCATCAAGTAGGTCTTTGCCAATAATTTCTTTTGCATTAGCAGATGCTACGGTTAAGCGATCCATTTGTCCTGAATAGCCTTGGGCAGCAGCTAGTGCCTGACCCTTAAATTTTTCTGTTAGTTGCTTAGTGATTTCATCCATATCACCTGTTTTAATTGTTGCCTTTGATAAACCTGCTCCTAAACGGCTAAGTGCCGTGGTATTGCCTGTGTAACCTTTTGCAAGGGCCGCTGTAACAGCTCCTAAATCTTTGCCTGTACCTGCTGCAATATCAAGCGCAAGTTTTAATCCTGTTTGAGATTTTGTTACATCACCTGTGGCTGTAAGTAAAGTTCTAAATGCTGGGCGTAAATTATCATCAAGAACACCTGTGGCGCGTTGCAGGTCTGCAATAAAAGCTTCAACTTCAATACCTCTAAAAGCATTGCCTGTATTTGCTAAGGCTAGAGAAAGAGATCGTGCAGCCTTCTCATCTGCTGCAAAGGCTTTAGCGGCAGTTTTGCCAAATGAAATTAGTTTAGTTGCAGCAAAGACACCAAGTAATTGCTTGCCTAACTTACCAACAGACTTTTCTAACTTTTGTGATGCAGTTTCTGCCTGCTTAAATGCTTTGTTGCCTGTGTATTCGGCTGCAATATCTATAACGACTTTAGCCATCAGCGATTGCCTACCATTCTGTTAAAAGTTTTTCCCGCATTCTCAATGGCTCTAACAACTGCTAGCGTGGCTTTGCCTCTATCATTCTCAAAAGCAGCATACAGAGCGCGACCTTGATCCCTACCTTTGCCAGTCATTGCAGGAAAGGACTCTGCAAAGTTAGGACGAGATGAGGGCTTTGTGCCTGCTGCATTACGCCCTGAGATTTCGTAGATTGCACCAGCACCTGACATATTACGCAGTTGTGCCAATGCTCTAAATCCTCTGAAGTTTGCCTTAGATGGCGTTGTCTTGTACCCAATGCTTCGCCTCATAATTCCAGCATTAAACACAGGGAACTTGCCGCCTTCTCTAGCCCAATTACTTAAAGGCGATTGTGACGGAATAAATCCTCTAGCTTCTTTTACAACTGGCTTAAGATAACCGGCAATCTCTTTCTGAGTTTCTTTGCCTAGTTCTGGAGCAAAGTTACGCAATGCTTTACGGAGTTCAATGCCGCCCTTTACGCTTGCTGGCATCTCTTATCTCCTTTGCATCATCTTGCAGAACCTTGATTAAGTTCTTCAGCATTACATCATCTAGCTCTAATAATTGTTGTGGCGCGATCCCGAGTCTGACACTTAATTTAGCAATCAGATAGGTGATCGAGTCGCGCCCTAAGCCAAAGGGTCATCATCTAGCACCTCGACCAAAGTCAAGGTTTCAATGAATTGCTCTCCAAATGGCTTAACAGTTTCACCCGAACGGCGGATACATTCCCAGGCTAGCCAGAAGATGTCGCTTTGCTTCTGATCCTCGATGAACGCTTTGTGAAAGCCCTTCTTAGCGTAAATCTCGAAACCATACTGCACCAATGGAGTAATTGGGTATTCTCCAACTTGTCCATCTGCCCTTGTTACTTTTAACTTTGCCATGCTATGCCCCTTAGTTTAGTTATTAGGAAGTTGTAATTACTACTGTGCCATTCACATTAAATGTGACTGACTGTGTGCCAAGATCGCCAACTGCGCCGTTAATATCGGTTGTGCCATTGACTAGGCATGTCATTGTGTAAAGTGGATTTGTTGCTGAAGTAGCTGCTGAAGTCTGCTTCAATGTAACTGTGACTGAAGTTCCCCATGCAGCTTGCAATGTTGCAAGAACATTTGATGATGCTGTGTCATTTAGGAAGTCAATAGTTACAGAAGATGCTTCTAGGCCTTTAACAAACTTGTGGCCATTATCGCCCATTGCTGTAACTTCGAGTTCATCAAAGTTTCTGTTAAGAGTTACTGCTGTGACATGGTTAGAGAGGTCAACCGCATTGACTGTAACTACCACGCCATTGTTTAGAAATACAGCCATTGTTTATTCCTCATCTTTCTTAGTTGTTGGCTTTGGTGCTGATGGTGCTACCTGCCCGATCTTGATCAGGAAGGCTTCTAGCTCTTTGTCATAATCGGACATACTAGCTCCAGGTTGTTAGGACGGATAGAGATAACTCACAGGTAAGCAGGTCGCCAGATGCCGCGTTAAGAACGCTTGGCTGGCTGACTGCACCCACATTATAAACTATGGATGATGCTGCGAGTTTATTGAACACGCCAACTAAGGCTGTTTCAATTCCATTGAGATTGCCTTCATTATCAAATAGCGGCACAGTAATGATTATCTTAAAGTTCGCTGTAGGTGCAATCGTGTTGTGCTGGTTGTTATTTGGTTCTAAGTATGGATCAGAAGGCGCAACAATTACAGAGTTGGCTAGGACGACGGCTGGTGGAAAAGCAAAAACTTGCCAGACCGCGTTATCAACTAAAGCAGCAGCGATTGTGGTTCTAAGAGTAGTGAGCGCAACTGGCATTATCCGACCATCGAACGCGGATCAAGGGCGTGAGCTATAAGCCCTCTCACCTTTGCTAAGAGTTGTGCTGACATGCGATAAGGAGAAGGCTGGAAGTCGATTGTGTTAGCACCATTAAGTGTTGTAGTGCGAGCCTGCCAAATTTCAACGCTAATCATAAGAGCTGCATTCTGGACTGCTGTGTCTGTTGTCCAGTCAGTTGTTATATCGCCTGCAACTTTGCCATAAGGCATAATTGTATTTTTCTCTGTTGCAGTAGCGGCTGAGATTGTGTAAGTA